GCACGCGCATCCGCTCCTCGACGGTGCGCGGCTGCATGAAGCCCTGCTCAAACTCTATGGCGCAGGCTTTGAATATGTCGGACCAGTAGATCGCCATCACGAGGTCGTCGTCCTCGAGATCCATGGCGGCCTTGTTGTCGAAGTCTGTCAAGCGCCCACCTCGTCGCCAGTAATCCACTCACCCACGACGACCACCGGCACGTCACGCCCGGTGCGCAGATCTTTTTCGCGCTCGATGCGCAGCACGTCTGTCTCTATCCACTTCTTGACGATTGCGTTGACCTTGGCCTTCTCGTGCTTCTTGTCCGCGTCCAGCCCGAGCACCTCGGCCACGACGTTGCCCACCCACTGCTTTGCCTGCGGGTTCTGGCGCATAAACTCTCCGCGCTGGGCTGCCTGCCCGACGTCACGCTGCACCTTCATCGCGTCCTTGGCGCTTACCCCGTCGAATAAGTCGGGCATAGAAAAGGCCTCGGCCACACCGACATATTCTCCGTTTGGCAATTTTACGCCGACCATGCGCCTATACACCGCCTTCGCTGCCGGCGGCGCCATATTCGATTTTCCGTCGTCTACCCGGAAGATGCCGAGCGCCTCGGTCTCCGACACGCCCAGCTTGAGCGCATCCTCCTGCGACACGCGGTTTATGACGCGCGCCGCTCTTGCCGCCCCGAGTAGGCTGCCTGCGCCGCGGATACTGTCGACGTTGGCGTCATCTCCATTGCCCTTGCGGATGTGGTGAACGAGTGACGCGGCGCAGTCCGTCTCGTCGCACACGGAGCGCACGGCCCCGACTGCGGCGTTCATTGCGACATTATCGTTCTCTCCCACAGATGTAGCTGCGACCCATGGATCTACCGACATCAAACCTATACGGTTATCCGTAATCTTGGCCGTCAGATAGTCGACCAGCGCGTCGTCGACGGTGATGCCCTCGCGATCCTGTCTGGCGAATATGATGTTCATGTCGCGGCCCGCATCGAGGAACAGCTTGCCCCGGATCTCGTCTGCCGTGACGTTGTAGTGCAGCATCGCCGCGGCCACACGCCGCTGGAGCTCCTCGTATGGATCTTCCAAGTTGATGATCCACACATTGCACGGCTCGTGCACGGGCTCACCGAGCAGCGGCCTGCCGGTGCAAATTGCCAGCGCCTCCACGATCTGCATCGACGTCTTGCCCACGCCCCCGGCTGACGCCAGCACGGACACGTTTGATCGGATGTAGTGCTGGCCGTAGATCCAGCGCCGCGGCGGTATGCTTGCCGGGTCGACGGGATCGTAGGGCGTCGGGTAGCTGCGCTCTGACTGCGCGATCTCGGCCTGTACCTGCGCGACCGGCTTTGCCATCGCCAGAGCCTCACGCAATTTTTGCGCGCCCGCCTCGCGGATGTAGTCGTTGGCGTCTTTCACGCCGTCAACGCCCAGCATATCGAACCGCACGACGTGCACGTCCGTGCTGCCGTCGCCGCGCAGCACGTCGGCCACCGCGTCAACGTCGAGATCGGGGTCGGCGCAGATCGTCACGTCGGATGCGCGCGGCACCGGGTATGTTGACATGCCGGCCTTGCCAAACGTGCAGACGACTGTCGCCTCCGCGCCGACCGCCTGATAGACGCTCAGCGCATCCTCTGGCCCCTCGGCCATGATTATGACGCCGCCCTCGTGCTCGTCGCCGATCCGCATGACGTTGCCGGCGATCACGCCGCGGCTGTATTTGCTGATCCCGTTGTGCTCTCGCTTCTGGCCCTCGGGTGTGAGCAGCACGCTCTGCACGCCGCACACTTCTCCGCTTGGACTGAGCGCGGGAAACATGATCGCGGGGCCGTCGTATATATTCGGGCTAAACCTCGCTGAGTGCGAGGCTGTACTGGCTCTCAGGCCCCGCGAGTTGAGGTAGAGTAGCGCCGGGCGCACGGCGTCGACGTTGTCACGCGAAATTGTGACGCCACGCTCCCATATCTCGCGCGCCTTGCGCATCTTGTCCGCGCGGCTTTCGTCGTCCCTCGCCAGCACTTCCTTAGCGGCCAAGCGCGTCATAAGGCGCTCGAACTCTGACGGCGTATACGGCAGCGCGTCGGAGTTTTCGAGCTCCTTCGGGCTGTCGCCGCCGCGCTTAAACCCGCTGCCAATCGTCGCCTTAATCTCGTGATCTTGCAGGCCCATTGCCTTGGCCGCGCTGTGCAGCTCCATGAGTGCCGCGTCTAGGTTCGCCGGCGCCATGTGCGCGTGGCGGCCGATGCTGAATGCGGCCTTGTTTAAAATCTCGTTGCGGCTTCCCTTGATCGCCCCGGCCACGTCGGCCACCGCGCTCTCCGCTACCTTACTGAAGTATCTCTCGCTCATCTTCCCACCCTTTTGTTTGGCCGCCCACCGAGGCAGGCGGCCATGTTGATTAGAAGCCGAAGTTGTTATCGGCGGCAGGCGCTGCGGCAGGCGCTGGCGCCGGTGCTGGCGCCATAGCTGGTGCCTCTGCCGCCGCCGGGTGTTCGCCGCCGTTCTCTGGGCGGTTGATCCACTTCGATATGTTGAAGCCCACGTCGTAGCTCGTGCCCTTGCCGATCACGATGGGCGTTGAGCTTGTGACCTGCACAATCGGGATTTGCGTCGCGAACTCAGGCGCCTGCTCTGCCTGATTATACAGCTTGGCTATGAACTGCCCGAGGCCGTAAGAGTTGCCGCTGAACGACGCCTCACGACCGTCGACCAGCCAGCACTTCACCTCAAAGCCCTGCTTGTAGACTTCGCTTGGGCGCTCGATCTGCTCGGACGGTGACGGCCACGGCTGCCAGTCACGCACGCCGATGTCGATGTGCAGCCAGCCGAACTGTACTTCCTTGATGTCCACCGCGAAGCCGCGAGACATATCTATGTTCTCCTCGCCGGCTTCCGTTTTAACCCACCAACGGTTCTGCGGTAGATTTGATCGTATGAATAGTGAGCTCCCAGAACCTTCTGAACTTGATCCGAATGATATTGGCATATGTTGTCTCCTAGACTATGGTTGCCGTTTCTCAGTCAATCTGACTGAACTTAAATGAGTAGCGCGGAATTTGGATCGTTTTCAAGTCCCCAAAATCGTAACCCCACTCGTTGCTCTCGCTCGCCTTGCGATATTTCTCGAGAGCGTATTCGACTGCGGCCTTCCCCTCGTCGAGGCTGGCCCAGTCCAATTCGTATATGCCCACAAGGTGTGGGCGCGTCTTTTGCACCGCTATGAAGATGAAGCGGTCGACCTCAAAGCCGGCATTTTCCATGCAGCGCCGGTAAAACATATCTTGAATGTGATAGCCCAGATTAGCGCATTGCTTGGCAAAGCCCTCCGGGTCAGACGCAATAGTCGTCTTGAGATCTATCAGCGCGCCAATGTCACGGCGCCAACCGTCCGGGCGGCACCGCATCTCGACGCCTGTTGACGGATCTTTAGCGAATATACTGGCCTCGCACACAAGGTCGCCGCTGAGCAGCTCCGCGGCTGCACGATTTGATCGCACCGCCTCCGCCATGTCAGCGGCCAGACGGTAGTCGCCCTCCGTCAGCAGCAAGGCGCCAGCCTCTTCAGCCTCCAGCTTCTTGCGCTTCCAGTCGAGCCCGCGCCGCGTCTCCGGCCCGCACCACACGCTATCCGCGTTCTGCGGCTCGAATACCAGCGTGTGCGTTGCCGTGCCTGTATCAAACGCCGGGTTACTCTTAAACTCGCCGTATTTAAACTCGGCCGGCGAGCCCAGCGCGATCTTCTTGGCGCCGCTGGCGCTGAGCGACGGCTCGAGGTGATACGCCTCGTTTGTCATGTCAAGTTTTACAGTCATAATTTGCCCGTCAAAATATGGTCTTCAAATTTACGATCCACCTCTGTAAAGGTCTGCTGAACTTCCAGAATAAGCGCCTTATACCCACGCTCCCTATGCTGGTCGTGCTTCCAGAGCATGTATTGCGCTAATTTGTCGAGCCCCTCCGTTTTGAAGTAGATCCCATCAATCTCAATGCACGTCTTTCCGTCCTTAACGACGGCCACAATATAACTCATCTCTCTCCCCTTCCAAATGCTGCCACCAGCAGACTTTCTGCACGGTGTTCGTCCTTCTTCCTCTTCAGCCTTAAAGCCAAATCCGGGAACCACTGCTGGGCCTGCCGGCGCGCCGCGTCCTTATCCTTTGGCAAATTCATGCTCGACTTCCACTTGGCCGGCCGCACTTCGCTGTACGGGTGGCCAGACAATGCGGCTGTCGTCAGGATCTGGCCGTAGGCGAAGCCCAGCTTGAACACAGACACGACGCCCTGCTTCGGCATGGCCTGTTGTTTTTCAAGCCAAATATGCTCCACGGGTCCGAGCATCTCCTGTCCATCATCAATGACATCCTTGATATCTCGAAGCTGGAAGCCGAACGATTCGACATCTATGCCGAAAAGGTCGATCCTGTCCTGGCGGTGAATGCCAGTTGCAAGATCATCCAGGCGCAGGCGGACGAAAAATCCATCGAGATTACGAAGGACTG